AAAATAAATATAATAGTTTGTCTAAGAAGAATCCGCGGAATAACCAATCTCCTTTATATACAGGATTAACTAAACTGTTTTCTGGCCCTCTAGCCAGCTTCCGTTCACAAGCACAAATTCGTTATAAGCGTCGTGATTTAGACCGTTATAAGTTTACTTCCGCCAGTGGTCAAGCCTTTAAGAAAAAGTCCTACAATCCTTTTGAAGCCATTCAAAGTAACATCATGGCTAATCAAAGCCGTGCTGAACGTTATAGTGATTTTGACCAAATGGAATTCATGCCCGAAATCGCATCAGCGTTAGATATTTATGCCGATGAAATGACTACGTGTAATGCTTTTAGACAAGTATTAATAATAGACAGTAAAAATGAAGAAATAAAAAATATTCTTTATAATCTCTATTATAATATTCTAAATTTAGAAACAAATTTATTTTCATGGTGTAGAACCATGTGTAAATTTGGCGACTTCTTCCTTTATTTAGACATCGATGAAAAATTAGGAGTTAAATCTTGTTTAGGTTTACCTTCACCAGAAGTAGAACGTTTAGAAGGAGAAGACGAAAGTAATCCTAATTATGTCCAATTTCAATGGAACAGCGCAGGATTAACTTTCGAAAATTGGCAAATTGCACACTTTAGAGTATTAGGACAGGATAAATATGGTCCATATGGTACCTCTATTCTAGAACCAGCTAGACGTATATGGCGTCAACTACAATTGATGGAAGATGCAATGATGGCTTATCGTATCGTACGTGCCCCAGACCGTCGTGTATTTTATATTGATGTTGGTAACGTAGCACCTGCTGAAGTTGAACAATTCATGCAAAAAATCATTACTCAGATGAAACGTAATCAAATAGTAGACCCTAATACTGGTCGTGTTGATTTACGTTATAATCCAATGAGTATTGATGAAGATTATTTCTTGCCAGTAAGAGGTACACAAGGCGGAACAAAGATTGACACACTTCCCGGTGGTCAATTCCAAGGAGATATTGATGACGTACAATACCTTCGTGATAAATTATTTTCCGCTATTAAAGTTCCTCAAGCATATCTATCCAGTGCTAAGGACAAAGCTCCAGAAGACAAAAGTACATTAGCGCAAAAAGATATTCGTTTTGCTCGTACAGTGCAAAGATTGCAAAGAATTATAACTAGTGAACTAGAAAAGATAGGTATCATCCATCTTTATACTCTTGGTTATCGTAATGAAGATTTATTAAAGTTTAAGGTTAAGCTTAACAATCCATCAAAAATAAGTGAACTACAAGAGATTGAACATTTTAAGGCTCAACTAGAAGTTGCTGCTGCAGCTAAAGAAAATGGATTCAGCAAACGTTGGATATACGAAAATGTATTCCGTATGAATGATACAGACTTTTTACGTATTCAACGTGACTTATACTATGATAAACAAACAGAGAAAGCTATTGAAGCAGGCGAAGTTAGTGATACCGGTACAGTTGGCGGTGGAACTATAACAGCAGACACAGCTGCAGCAGGCCTAGAAACTTCTGAAGAAGGAGGTGTCACAACTCCAGAAGGAGAAGGTCTAGAAGGCACTGAAGCAGCCCCAGAAGCAACAGAGGGCCCAGAAAGTAATCTTTTATCAGCCCCAGCAAGAAGAGATGATACATCATATACTACAGTAGGAGCAAAAGGCAAAACATATACACCAGTAAAATACGATAGTCGTCCAAGCGGTGCACGCTCAAGGCATTTAGAAAAAACTCACACGCCAGAATCTACAACTAGTAAATACAGAAATTTGTTTGCTGGTAGCAAATCATTATCACAAGCTAGTAAGGGTATATTTAATGAATCATCTGAAGAATTTGAAAGCGATGAAAAAATGTTGATGGACGTAGAAAATAAGCTCCAAATGCTTTCAAAAACACTACTTAAAGAAGATAAAGAATCGGAGAATGAATAAAATGAAACATAATAAGAAAAGAAATACCGCTTTTCTTTACGAAATTCTTTTACGTGAAGGCACAAAGGCATCTTTAGAAAAAGATATTGACCGTTTAAAAACAATTAAAACTTTAATAGTTGAATACTTTCATCCACAAGCAGTATTAGGCTATGAGCTATCTCTTTATAAAGCTCTTCGTTCTTCAGAAATAGATAAGTCTATTGGTGAAAAGTATTTAACCGAAGTTAAAAACCGTCATAATAATATTGATAAACGCCTATTATTTAATGAACAAACAAAATTAATTAACAAGATTAATAAATCTTTAGGTGCAGAAGTATATAACAATTTTGTTCCTTATTATAAAGACTTAGCAACAATAGCGCAAATCTTTAATGACACGACTTCAATAAAAGAAAAAATTCTTCTTGAGCAAGCATTATTGAAAGATTTGCAAACTTTAAATGAAAACGGCAAACAAGAATTAAAAC